ACGCAGTTCTGATAAATGCACCGCCACGCCTGCACCGTTGCGCAAGCCATGAGAAACAAAACGCCACGATGCTTCAATGCCGTTTTCCCCTTCCATTGAATCTTCCACCACGAACACCGTGCAGCTTACGGCGAGGCGACCTTCTGGATCATCTAACCAACTCTGTACCCGGCCAGTGCGGGCAATCTTTTCACATTTCGCTTGTTCCTTGAGCTTCATGAGACACAAAAAGCCCGCCTAGCGGGCCAGCGATTAACCAAAGCAGACTAGCGCAAAATCCTTGGTTCTTTTCCTAGTCACAAAGCCCTTCAGGATCGCTTCCACTTTGTGCATCCTTGGCAAATAGAACTGCTTCTGGCTTGGTCTTGAAATAGTGCGGCTTGCCTTCATGCGCAATAAAATGAGCAAATCCTGGTCTGCTCATGCAAGGCCACACTTTTATGGTGCCTGCCATGAAGGGAGCTGGAAGGTCATCAAACATTAAAATGCCCCAGTCTTTCAATAAGACTAGGGCAAAACAATGGAAAGAAAAAGAAGCAATTGTTACTTAATGACGCCTGGCTTTACAAAAGGACCAAAACTTTCTGCCAAAGTGTCAAACACAGGGCCGGAATAGCCTTCTTCAATGAACTGCTTATGCAGCCAGTTGTAAATGATGCCCATGGTTAGGTCAACAGCTTCCTCTGGACACGATCCATGTTGTCCTTCGAGAAGTTGCTCCATAACGGCACAAACTTGGTCAAACACTGTCATTTCCTCTTCTTCCTTTTCCTCCTGCTTTTCAGCGTCACGCATGGCGGCAAGGTAGCCAAAAGCAGCAGCAGTGGCCATGTCCTTGCAAATGGAGAAGCCTGCAAAGCGTTTCTTTAGGGCGGGAAGCTCAGGACTGCTTGAATGGTCCATGGCCAGGGCAAACAGCTCTTCGTCGAAAGGCATGGTGAAGGTCACCAATCAGGATACGAGCAGGGTAGCTGGTTCTCGCCCTTTGTCAACTCCCAGCTCATGAGGTCCATTTGGTGGCCCTGCTGACGCGCTAGCACTCCCGGCCTATAGAAGCAGGTTTTTGTTGGCTTAATGGTCTTTTCAAGCTCTCGCACTGCCTTGTCCCAGGAGCGTTCTGAAGGCACATACACCCTCCATAGCTCTGTCACCTGCACGTAGTCGCAGCGGCTGTCTGTGTAGGCCATGGCAATGGGAAAGGGGGTCAGTCTAGGCCGGCTCCCGGCTTGAGCGAACGGGCTCCTTGGCGAGCGATCGGCCTGTTGAGTTCATTTTCCTCTAGCAAGTAGATTCCTCGCCTCCCTTTGTCGGTTAGGTAATACAACTTGTCTGCCCCTCGATAAATAACACCGCTTTTTAATAACACTGATAGCGCATTGTAAATAGTTTTGGCTCCGTACAAATTTTTATTGCATGAGTGCGTAATGATTGCATTGGGAGTGGTGTAATAGTTGTCCTCTTCCAGCACATTTAGCACCCATAAAACAAAAGCGGTGGCTGTTTTGATGGAAGAAGGAAGCCGATCTTCTGCATGTGCCCTTGCTTTTCTCCGCTGCGGTGATAGTTGCATGGGCTTCCAGATAATCCTGTCCTGGTAATAGTCTTTGGCATCTGCGTCAAACTCTTCTTTAGCGTCCTTTGTGTGACAAGGTGCCTTCTCTTGTAAATAATGGCGCAAGGCAGGGGTAAGAGTGAACCATTCTCCGTTGTCCCTGATAAAAGCAAATTTCTTGTGTAAACGAGATTCTTCTGATTGGTCGGCTCGAAACGCCTTAAGAACGACTAGCTGATGGCGAGAGTAAGTGAGATAGGTGGAGAAACGATCTTTGAGAGTGGTTGAGAAACCAATCTTGACGACATCCTTATCATTCGACCATTGAACAACGTACACCCATCCTTCCGTTCTCTTACCTTCAAGCTTCTTGGCCATGACCGGCGAATCCTGTTTATCCCCACAGTATAGGGCAATAAAACCGAAAAGGAAGTCGCACCCCCTTTTCATAAGTGCTACAATAGCTATATGGCGCAGCGTATGTCCTCTGACAGGCAACGCAGCCACGAAAGGACCGTCACGAGCAGCTCAGCTCCCTTCGCTAGAGCCGCTTCGAGCGGGAGCCCCCAGCGGCTTTTGCATAGCGGCTCTTCTCCACAACCCTCCTCTCGACTGCTTTCTTTTAAGAAACCTTCGCTAGGAGCCCGTTACGAGAATTAGCCCCAAGCGAACGTTCATAGGGCTCCCTCTTCACCACCTTCCTTTCAATTCTTCTTTTTCCGGCGAGAGCGTTAGTAAAAGCTGCTGATCGTGTGCGCAGCCACCCTCTGAAAGAAAAAAAAAGAAATCAATACTATAAAAAAGCAGAAGAAAGCCCCCTATGACTGAGCTCGCTTGAGGCTCGCTTGCGCGAAGGGGGCTAAAACTATGGCAAAGAAAATAGTGTTTTACGAACAATACGAGCAATTTACGAACGTGCAGGTAAGTTTATGAACAATGCTCGTAAAGGGCGTAGTGTCCTCACTCCTTATCGTCCAGGAAAGATCGTTCGGACAGTGTGCACTGGCTTTGCACCATTGAAAATAATACACAGCGCTGCTGAAAATGATAACTAGGAGCAAAAAAGTCGTTTGAAAATTACGTCGCTTTTAACGGGGGTATCCCGCCCCCAGCTTTCGCCAGAGTGCCGGTTACCGATCCTTGTCTGTATCGGTTGCTACCGTTTGGCAGGTTGGATTGATACGAAAACGTATCAGGATTCATTTTTGATCAGAATTCCCCCTATAGGCTGCCAATAAAGAGGCCCCGTCTGATGACAGGGCCCCGGAGCTGATGACAGCCTGAGAGGCTCAGTCTGCCCATTGCGTGGTGCTGAAGGCTGCCCGCCCCCCACCTACCAAGGGCTGCCATGCACCGATCGTAGGGGCCAGGCTGAACGCTGCAGCCTCAGGGCCTCGGCCCCTGCTGGCTTTTGTGCGCAGCAGCACTGCCACGCCATCGAAGCCTATGGGCTGAGGCCCTGCAGGGTCCGCCCATCGGTGGTCTGTGATATCACCGTCAAGGCACAGCAGGCGGGCCACGTTGTCGCCGTTGCGCAGGATTAGCACGTCGGGCAGGGGCTGCCCCTTTGCAAAGCCTGCAGGCACAGCCAGGCGGAACCCTGCAGCGATGGCATCCAAGGCCTGGCCGAGGCCCCCTGGCCTGTCAGCAGCCAAGGAAGCCGTAACGTCAAAGCCCGCTGAACGCTGAGCCTGCAGGCCAAGGGGGCCAGAGACAGGGGCCTTGCTGTATTCATACAGTCTGACACTGCCTGTAGGGGCCAGGCTCAGGGCCTCGGCCAATGTGATTCCCTGGCCAGGGGTCACGGGTAGCCCATAGCGTCGGGCCAGGCTTTGAGCCTCTGCAGGGCTGAGGCTGAAACGCCACAAATGGATGGGGCTGTCATCGGTGCCCCTGAGTCTGACAGCCAGGGGCAGGCCTTTGGCCTGGGCCTGCCTGTAGGCTCTGGCGATGGCCCACAGAACAGCCCGAGCGTAGACGGGGCCCCCTGCCAGCATGGCAAGCGTGCGTCTGGCCCTGGCTGCTGCCACGGTCACAGACAGGCCCCCGTGGCCGGCCCAGGCCAGGCAGCCAGCCGCGCAGCCTTTGGAGGCCCAGGGGCAGCCATTATGGGCCAGGGCCAGGGCCAGCGTGTCAGTGTTGCGGGCCAGTTCAGACAGTCCAGGGATCCTAGATCTAGGGGCAGTGCTGCCAGCCTCAGGCCCTGCGATGGCAGCAGCCAGGCTACGGGCGGGCAGGTGATGCAGAATCACGGGCCAGGCCAGGGCTGCCCCCTTGGCAAGTTTTGCATTTGAGGCCCCTACTGTCAGCAGCCCGTCAAGGCTGAGGCAGAACCGTTGCAGCAGGGCTGCCACGTCATCGGGCAGACGGGCAGGGGCCACGCTACGGGCCAGGGGGCTAGAGGCCACGCTACGGGCAGGAACTGCAGGGGCCTGCTGGGGCTGCTGCTGCTGCTGACGGTGAACAACAAAGACAGGGAACCTAGGGGCCTGTATGTCATCCCGTCCGTTCAACCGAACAGGGGGCAGTTCAGGGGCAGGGCCTGCAGGGGCAGGGCCTGCAGGGGCTGCAGCCTCCCCAGGTAGCAGGGGGCCACGGGCAGCAGGCAGGCGGCCGCCTGAGCTGAGGCCCAGGGAGCGGGCCATATCAGCAGCCAGGGGGGCCATAGAGCGCAGGTAGGAAGTGGTGGCGGTCATCGTTGAACCATTGTGAGTTGGCTGCCCCATCGCTGAGGCCTCCCGAATGTAAGGGGCAGGCCCCCTACCAGGCAAGGGGCAGCCCTGGGCCAGTAGGCCAGTTCACGGACTGGCCCCCTAGGTGGCCCCTGTAGGGCCTGGGCCACGCTGCAGGCACCAAAGACGGAAACACGCGCCCGTGCACGCGCCTACCATGAGATCCGCGAGACTGAGCCCAATTGTCACAATACGTCACAAAGCCCCCAGGGGTTTATTGTTTATTGTTTATTGCTCAAAAGTGCAATCAATTGTTGATTGTTTGCACTGGCAAGGTGTGATTAATTGTTTATTGTTTATTGCTCAAAAGCGCAATCAATTGTTGATTGTTTATAGCTACAAAATGCGATTAATTGTTTATTGTTTGCACCAACAAGGTGCGATTAATTGTTGATAACAATAAACAATCAAATGCGGCTATGCGCATAAAGCCATAATGCGGCTTGCGGCATAAAAGCAATTGAGAATGCGTCGCAATAGCAATAAGACTGTAAAAGCATAAAAGCATAATACGCCTTTGCCCGGGTCTAATACACTCTTGCCCGGGTCCAATACGCTTTTGCCCGGGTCTCAAACAATACCGAAACCAGCCGGTTCTCAAAATACATTTTTTACCCGGACCCGACCGCGAAGATTAACATCCTGGTGGCGCCAACATTCAAATCGGCAAATCTTTTTAATTGTTCCATGGGACACATTAAACTCCTTGGCAATGGAATAGGCACTTTCCCCATGTTTTACGCGCAAGCGAATTGCCGTGACCTGTCGAGAAGTGAATTTAGAATTTTGTTTTGCTTCGCCACATGCTTGTAAACCATTCTCCCATGCGTGCCTTGCATTATCACTGTTTGTTGTCCATTCAAGATTTGAAATATGACTATTGAGCTTATTTCCATCTTTATGATTCACGCACCACCTAGCGCCACCATGTCCCACCTCTCCAGGTGCGGGTGACATCCAAGTGAGACGCATTAGATAGTAAATCGTACGAGGTTGAGATCTACCATTTTCTCTCAACAACACCCATGGATACGGATGAGTTGCATCAGTTTGTGGACTCATCAGCTCTTTCTTGAAAACGCTCCACACATCGCCGCTCTCATTGATGAAATAGCGCCCGCCATACCCAGGAATCTCTTTGAATCCTTCAGGCACGCTGCTATGCTTGTCTGTAGCCATGGCCAAACCGTCCTTTTGGTAGTGGTTAGAAACGGCGCGGGACTGGCATCTCGCGTCGTTTTGCCATGCTAGCACTTAAAACAATACGTTCTCATCGGGAAATATATCCTCGTCAGGAAATGTGTCTTCGTCGGGGTAAGTACTAAATAATCCACCACCATGACTTTCTACAGTCATTTCAGTACCGCACTTAGTGCATGTATATAACGTAGATTCAATTTCAAATTCTTCTTCTCCAAACAAGTCTGTCGGTAAATAATCTGCATGGATTAAGGTGTCACAAATTGTACAATAGGGGTGAGGCACTCCTATTAAACCGAAAAAAGACATAGTTCTGTTAGATAAAGAATTTCACCATTTCAATCCTGCTTGAGCCGCCGCAATAGCGGCTTCTTCATTGGCGAACGGCCCACCAACGGCGTTGTCATCATCATCGTCGTACCAGTACCAGCCTTCTACGAGTTCGGTGTCTTTGCAGCAAGCTTCAGTGAAAAAATCAATGAGAATCATCGAACTTCCTCCACAAGCTTGTTCCACATCCATTGCTCTCTGGTGTTAGGCCGCATCAGCTCGTAGCCCTCATGGTCGACAATGCTATCACCAGCGCTGTCCACGTGGCCTTCCAGTTCGCGGTGCCAGAGGCCCTTGCAGGTGCCTTCTGCGTCGAAGATGGCAATCGTGTCTTCCCTGTCTTCCATGGCCAGGCGCACGTGCCTGATGAGGTCTGACAAGCGAGCTGCTTGGTAGCAGCCTTTCGTTGCCGGAAAATAGGGACCATTGTCCTGATAGGTGCAAACAGTGATCATTCTTCGTCTCCAGAAAGTTCAATGATGGAATAGTTGGAGCCTGCAGTTTCGTAGATCATGACAAGCTCATCGCGTTCTTTTTCTGACTGAGCATAATCTTCATAGCCTTGATCATCTTTGAACAGCCAGACAATGGAAGGGGAAGTCATCAGTCGTTCTCCACAATGAGAAAGTCAGGGTCGTTGTCTTTCTTGATCCAGCGGCATTGATTAGTGCCAGGAATGACAATGAAAAGCTTGTCATGATGATCTTGCTCAACAATTGCCATGGTTAGGCTCTTGCCAATACGGCTCTTGCCCTTGGGGCTGATGGCCAGAATGTTGATTGCGTCTTGCATGGTTCAGGGAGCGAAGGAGGGCTTGTCTGCGGGCCTTGGCGGCCCTTAGCGCTTGCGGCTTGAGCCTCCGCTTGGGAGGCTTGCCTGAGTTGTGCTGGTAGTTTGGAATGTTCATGCCGCCTCCTGAGCCCCTTCCTTCTCCCATCGAAGCACTGTTGCAGCGATCTTGTCGCTGGTGGGATCAATCAGGCGGGAAGCCATGAAAGTCGAGCGTGCCAGGGAGAAGCTGCCGTCAGGGGCTTTGGTGAGCAGGGATGCTCCAGGCAGGCTCAAGATGTCGCCAGGCCTGGCATCACAAAGGAAATGGGCAATGGTCCAGGCGAGCTGGTCTTCGCGGAAGGAGGAGGTCATGGTTGGAGATGATGGTGAAGCTCGCGCCTCGTTGAATGAATGATATATCGGGAGAGGCCCCTGAAAAGGGGCCTGCAACAAGGCTTAACAGAAGCCAGTGCGACCATTGGAATAGAACCACCACTCTTGTTTGCCAGGGTCTGACTCCCGCTTCAGAGCCTTCCATTGATCGGGCAGCTCTTGCGTCTCGATGATGGTGCCAGCAGGCACCTGGACGGGGCCGCCGAGGGTGGAAATGGTCCACTGATCCATCACGGGCCCATTGATGTACCAGGTGCGGCTTACGTGGAGCAGGCCCACCATGTCAAGCTTGCGGGGATTGGCAGCACCGATGCGCTCCTGAGAAGGGAAAGGCTGGTGCCAGTCAGGCAGGGTGACGGTCAAGTTGATGGTCTCAAGGCCCTCGAAGGCGGTGTAGGCGTCGGCGGTGGTGAGTTGCTCGACGGCATGGTTGATGCGGGTCATGATCTCGAGAG